ACAAGTCGAAGACAAGGGTGTGGAGCGTGCCAAGTTTGATCACTTTGTGCAAATGCAGTCTTATATGCATGGCACTGGTATTGACCGCGCGTTGTATGTGGCTGTCTGCAAGGATGACGACAGGCTATACACCGAGCGAGTGGAGTACGACAAAGGCGTCGCCGAAAACGCAATAGCCCGTGGCAAGCGCATCGCGCTATCAGACCGGATGCCCGAGCCTCTTAGCGCAGACCCCAGCTGGTATCAATGCAAGTGGTGTCCTGCTCATGAATTTTGCCACGGCGACCGCCTGACCAAAGAAGTCAACTGCCGCACTTGCGCCCACAGTACCGCTACTCAGGATTCCAAGTGGATCTGCGAGCGCCACGCCGGTAACGAGATCCCCGTGGAGTGGCAACACGAGGGTTGCGGTAGCCATGTTTTGCACCCGGATATGGTCCCGTGGCAGCGCAAAGAGGCCGGTGACGAGTGGCAGACCATCTACGTCATCAACGGTAAGGAAGTGGTGAACGGTGAGCCTGGTGACAATGTGTACGGGTCTAAGGAACTGGTTGCCAACGCCGAGGCTTGCGCTGAATCTGACGAAGGCATGATTGAGTTTCGCAAGATGTTTGATGCGCGGGTAGTTGGATGATCCTGCGTGACTACCAGCAACGGGCCATAGATGACCTGTACAACTGGTTTCTAGCTGGCTATGCGGGCAACCCTTGTCTGGTTTTGCCAACAGGATCAGGCAAGAGCCACATTGTTGCCGCTATCTGCGAAGACGCGCTGACCAAATGGCCTGAGACGCGCATCTTAATGTTGACCCATGTTAAGGAACTGATTGAGCAGAACGCCGAGAAAATGTACGTACATTGGCCTGACGCACCGTTGGGCATTTACAGCGCGGGCATAGGGCGGCGTGAGTTACACCAGCCGATTACGTTTGCTGGCATTCAGTCGGTGCGGGACAAGGCAGCGCAGATTGACCACGTTGATCTGGTGATCATTGACGAGTGCCACCTTGTCAACCACAAGGACACGGGCGGCTACCGCGATCTGCTGCGCCAGCTTCAGCGCATCAACCCAAACCTGCGCGTCATTGGCCTGACCGCCACTCCGTACCGGCTAGGTCACGGCATGATCACGGATGAGCCAGCAATATTTAACGCTTTGATTGAACCAGTAACGATTGAAGAGTTGATCTTCAAGAAACATTTGGCCCCGCTACGTTCCAAGGTAACCACAACCAAACTGGATACCGATGGCGTTGCCAAGCGCGGCGGTGAGTTTGTTGAAGGCGAGCTCCAGAAGGCGGTCAACACCAAAGACCAGAATGTGCGCGTGGTCAGCGAGGTCATTGCGCTGGCTGAAGACCGGCAGCATTGGTTGTTCTTTTGTACCGGCGTATCCCACGCTGAGAACGTCTGCGAAATATTGAATTACTGGGGAATACCGTCCAAGTGCGTGACCGGCGACACGCCCAAGAAAGAACGCGAGAAGATTATTGAGGAGTTCAAGACCGGCAAGATCAAGGCGTTGACCAACGCCAACGTACTGACTACTGGCTTTGACTACCCAGACATTGACCTGATTGCCATGCTGCGGCCAACGATGTCCCCTGGCTTATACATCCAGATGGCCGGTCGAGGAATGCGGCCTAAGAGCCACACCGATCATTGTTTGGTTCTGGACTTTGCCAAGGTGGTGGCAACGCATGGTCCGATCACCAACGTTCAGCCGCCCAAGAAAGGCGGTGCAGGCGACGGCGTTGCGCCGGTCAAGGTATGCGACAACTGCAACGAGATTTGTGCGCTGGCGGTGCGCGTATGCCCTGCTTGCGGGACGGATTTCCCCGCCGTTGAGCCTAAGCGATTAAAGCTACAACATGACGACATTATGGGCGACAGCGGGACCGAGATGGCGGTCACTGATTGGTCCTGGCGACGGCACGTTAGTCAGGCCAGCGGCAAGCTAATGGTTTCGATCACCTACTACGGTGGCTTAAGCGATACCCCTATCACCGAATACCTTCCCATATTGCATTCTGGTTTTGCTGGTGAAAAGGCGTTGGGTACGCTGTATTACATCGCCAACAAGGCCCAGGCGGTGCTGAACCAGATCAACGAAGTGGCCGAGTCAGACGCGGTTGATTATGTTGTGGCGCAGATGAACCAAGGGTTTGCCCCAGTATCCATTGAGTACAAACGCGATGGAAAATTCTTCAGAGTGGTGAGTAGGAAATGGTAATACCAACTGAGCATGAAGAACAACGCGACCTGGTGCGCTGGTTTCGCCAGACGTACCCTGACGTTCGTATCTTTGCCATACCTAACGGGGAGAAACGCAGCATCAGCGTAGCGGCAAGGCTTAAAACCGAAGGCGTTAGCGCCGGGGTTCCTGACCTGTTTGTGCCGTCTTGGGGTTTGTGGATTGAGATGAAACGTCAGAAAGGAGGTGTGCTAAGACCAGAACAAAAAGATTGGATTGAATACCTACAGGGCTGCGGGCATCGGGTCATTGTGGGGTACGGGTTTGACGATGCCAAAACCAAAATCGGAGAGCAGAAGTGACTAAGAAACAAAAACCAGAATTTAAGTTAAATTTTAGTATTGCTGAAATGGTTCAGCGTTTTACTGACTACGCATTGGAACCTGTGTTTAGGTTGCCCAACAGCGAGCAGATTGTAGTGCCACATTTCATTGAGCCGCATCAATGGGTTGGTCTGGGTGGGTTTGTGTACACAAGTGAAGAGTTGCTTAACTCTCGTGCGTTTCCTGAGTTGAAATGTTTGTGGTCTAGGCCATGGACTGAGAAGATTATTTTTCAGGGCAAAGACAGGGTGTTTAGCAGCGCAGAACTTAAAATCTTGATAAAGGCAAGACTATGAACAAAGCAGAAGCATGGCGCAAGTGGTGGTCAGTAATTCACAAGACCACCCCAGCGGGTAGTTATGACCCAAGAGAGGCGCTTATGTGGGACGCATGGGAGGCGGCTTGGGATGCAGCAGACAAGCAATCTCAGGTTGAGATCAACCACCTAAAAGAACAGCTTATGCGGGCCAATACCAACGATGGTGCGTACAAGGCTGCGTTCTTGGCTGGTCAAATGGCTGCGCGGGGTGGATCGTGGAAGTGAAGTGTTGTAACGGCAACTGCAATCAAGGTCGCAACTGTCCCTACAAAGGCGTCAATTGCCAGCAGTGCAGGGTCAACCCTGCAATCCACAAGGTTCCCTTATCAAGTGGTAAGGGGTATCGGTGGAAGTGCGAGTCTTGCTTTAAGCGATTAGCCACAAGCGGATTTAAGGACAAGATCGCATGACCTATACCTGTTTACGATGCGGTAAACCAATCCGCACCATCATCGTCAACTGCCCTTACTGCGGTAGGAGCCCGTTATGAGATACGGAATCCTTGACGACGAAGGCAACGTCGTGCGGTGGGTCTGGCATATGCCGCCGTACCCTCACATCGTGCAGAAAATCAAACGCCAGCGCAAACCGAAGCTGGATCTATCTAACGTACAGGACGCACTTTTTTGAGGTAAATATGAGCCAACAAAAGGTTCTTGAGTATTTGAGTGAACACGGGGAGATGGCAAGAAAAGAAATGAAAGTCCCAGGCGTAACGTCCAAAGCGTTGTTTGGAATATTAAACCGTTTGTGCGCCAATGGTTCTGTCTCTAAACGTGAAGTTGGAGAAGAAAACAGAAGATATTTTGTATTCAACATCGGCCCTTCTTCGGTAGAGCCAGAATACTCGTATATCCTTAGAAACTTACCCAGAAAGGAATTGCATGGCTAACTTTGAAACGTGGCAGTACAACAACCTTGTGCAGTTTGCCAAGGAAGCAACCGAGCGGATGAACTTGCTGAATGCGGAGGTTGAGGCGCTAAACGCCGACTTAAAAGCGGCGATTAACGCTTACCGTGACCTACTTCGCCGCGACACCCTTGGATTTCTCGAAGCTACGCATCCCACCGAAACCAAGCAGTCCGGCTAGTAGCGTCATCAACTGTTCAACCTGGAGGTCTGGCGGTGCGGCCAGACCCTTCGGAATGATGTCCACACCCTGCCCAAACGCCCACACCCACTGCATCAGAGGGTAGCCAAGAAACTGGTAAGCCAGACCTGCAACCCCAACCCAACCAACAGCAGGACGCCAGCCAGAGACAAATAGGCTAGTAGACGCCGCTTCGATCTTATTGATGTCCACCTGGGCAAGATCGGTGGCTTGATTGATCTTCTTTTCCTCCAGATCGAGTTTCCGTTCCTCGAGCGCCATTTGGAGTCTTTCTTTATCGGTGGTAATGAGGTCACCGGCAACCTTACCCACGCCTTCAATGATGCTCCCTATTCCAAT